GTGACAGGAGGATAACTCAGTTCCAAATATTCATAATATGATTTTAGAAATGCAATAAATGTTGCATATTCTTCCCGAATAAAATCAGGAAACTGTTGTTCAAGAATAACAGAAGTTTTGTTGTTCGCAGTTGCCATTAAATTAAATCAATCCGTAAGTTGAGCTACTTCCACTACTTCCAGTAGTTCCTGAAGTTACCCCTCCAGTTGCCGTTGTAGCGAGTGTGCCTTGAATAGCCGAAGAATCATCAGACATGGACACCGAAATATCAGAATCCCTTAATGTTATAAGTTGATTTGTTTTAGGAACAATATCATTTACTCTGGGAGTTATAGTAACAGACAAGATACCGCTATTGTCTACTATCTCAGGAGCGAAATTACTTAGAATCACAATTCCATTTTCATAATCTACTGTTCCTGCACTACTGTCTATTAACACATTTTGCCCTGTAGCAGACAATCCATTAATTTGAATTATACCATTTAAATCAGAAAGCGTACAGCTTGTATGTCCTGAATATTGAAATGTCGTGCTAGTTACTGCTCCTTGATGCCCCTCATGTGGTTGCATTATTGGATTAGAAAATCCCAAAATATATTCATCTCCAGAACCAATCACAGGAGTTATTTCTTTTCTAACCTTTACAACAGTCAGGTTGTTCAAAATTCCAGGATCAAAATCATCCATTATTCTGAGCAGAGCAGAATATCTGAAATAAGTTTCAAATTTCTCAAGGTTTGATTGGCCCCAGGACAACATTTCGGCAATCAACCCAGTTCGCAACGTTGCGCCTGTCAAGGTAGTCAACCGGCTATCCCATTTTACGGTACTTTTCAAAACCAAATAGAGATAGTCTGGATCTACAATTATAGGATCAATCGTGAGAACATTTCGAGGCTTTAAGATATTTTTTTTAATATCATCTTTTTCCAACTCGGTAAGAACATATCCAGTCTTTGGTTTTATTGAAACATATACTTTTCCATAATCAGGAGGAACATTGTCCTCTCCGCCCCAACAAGTAACTGCATCTGTCTGAGGAAAATCTGTAATAACCCTTACTTTATAATCATCGGTAGTTACTGCGCGATTTTGTGATTCATAGTTTCTAGGAGCTAAGAATTTAATCGAATCCACAGACTCTCTATTTGCCCCCGCATATGCGCGTATTACGGTAGCGACGGTTGGAGAATATGTCGTTCCAGTCGTCACCGGCGATTTAATTGGATCTGAAAGAAAAATAGAAGCCCCATTAATCGCCTCGCCATTAGAAACAACATAACTAATATCAATGATGTTACCATCGGCAGGCTTTCTTCCTACGTTTCCGTCTCCAAAATAAATCTCATACAATTCGTCAGAAGTTTCTTGTAAGAAAAATACAGCACTTGAACTATCCAGGATAGTATAATCTTTAGCCAATTCATAGACTGTGCCAGACGTACCAGTGGCCACATCATTGACAAAAATAAAAATTGTCGAGGTGTCTACGTTTTTATTTGGAATTATAAAATTTTGTTTAATTTGAGAATTAAATGCATATTGAACAGATGTGTATATACCCTCTGTTATTTCAACATCGGTTACTTGATAATCCGTCCCCTCACTAACAACAGGAGTGGCTGTATATGATTTTGTAGTTACAAACCCATAAGTCTTATCATCAACAGTCGATGAAAAACTAGAACCCTTTGGAATAAGAACATCTGCGTTTTTAAAATCGTCTATCAAATCAGAGGCTACAAAATTAAGCGTGACGGTGGCCTTTGCTCCTGTTACTGACCTAGGAGTATATCCCAATTGCTTGGCAATCGAAACAACTGAATCTCTCAGAGTGGCTGTGTCTAAGAACATTTCATTTGCAATCATATTAGTATAGAAGGCATTATAGTGTGTATTATAAGCCAGAACATCTAATATAGCCGATAACCCAGATCCTTCAAAATCATAATCAGTAAAGGCAAAACCATCTGATGATACACTTCCTTTTAGATAGTTCTTAAAACTCTCTTTGATTAGATCAAAATCTAATTCTGTAACTTTTAATCTTTTGGTATTAATATTAGAAGCTGCCATTTTATCGTATTCTCTCTAAGAAGAACTGAATTCTTCTGGCTGTGGTTGCATTGATTACAAAAAATTCTATCGTAACATAATACCCATGTTCGTCAGGTTTCGCAGTAACACGAACGTCGGTTAATCTAACTCTGGGCTCAAAATTCTCTATTGTTTCAACAATTGCATGATTGATACTATCGGCCGTGGAAGGCATGATATTATCGAACAACATTGCCCTGACATTACATCCTATTTCTGGATGAAAAGGTCGTTCATAATGATTTGTCATTACCAGATTTTTCAAAGACCGTACTACTGCATCTTCCCCATAAAGAAGATTTAATTTTTTCGTATTAGGGTGAACGTCAAAATCCAGGTCCACATCTACGAAAGTCTTTTGGTTTCTTGCAATGAGTTGAGGCGCAGGCATATCATTTTCCTACAGGTAATTATGAACTATTTATATGAGTTTTCATGATTCATTGAGGTCAATATCAGGCGCATTAACAGTAACCGAAGCAGTTGCAACAAGGTCAACAGAATCAGAATCTACCAGTAAAGTAGTAGAACCCGACATAAGATTAATCGCAGCCGACGTGAAAGTAATCGAATCGCTTATAGAAGTCTCTGCCGCACTTGTAGAAGTATACAAACCCTCAATAACCTGGCTTTTATTACCGACAATCTGAGTTGTATAATTTTTTCCAACAATCTCTGTGCGGTTGTTGTCAATCTGGTCGAACTTAAATCCTCCAATGATTTGATTTTTTTCGTCCCCAAAAAGCAGAGTTTGATGCTTTGTCGTTGTCTTATTCTTATCGTATAAATCTTTGTCACCATAAATCTCAGAAGCCACACCTGAGACATGTAACTGGTAATCTCCCGCAACCTCAGTTTTAGCCTCGCCTCCCTTGTTTCCTCTTCCAACAATGCCCTTTGCAGGATCAATTTGATTTCCGACATAATGATAATAGTCAGAATGACAATCAAGCGTCACATCATCTGCAACCTGAACTGTGTGCTTTCCTTTGACCAATAGGTTATAATCACCATCTACTTGTTGAGTAAAATTTCCTTTGGTATAAAAATTGCAGTCCCCTTCGATTGTGACAATTGCGCTACCCTGAATGTTCACCTTATCATGCCCGACAATGACAGTAAAATTATCTCGAACGATTTTTTCAACCTTACTTCCGTCAGGAAATACTTCATAATATGTTCCTGCCCGATGTGATTCTTTTATTCTCTCTGCTCCTGGTGTATCATCTGCTTCAAACAAATGCCCGCTCTCTGTTTCACGAACATGATTATACGGGTACCTGGCATTAAAAGGATTCTCTGGTTGTTTTGTTGTTGGATTAGCCTTACCATCCCACGCAGCTGGTTCTCCTTCAGGAGGAGCAGTATCTAAAGTATCATCAAATGTTGCAACAGCAACATCAAAAATTCTTTGCGAATCATGAATTTCTGTTAATGTATCTAATTTCTCGCCGCGGGCCTGTCTTGGAGTATTTGCTTCTGTTGTTTCAAAGTCAAGCGCCCGGGCAACATTTTGTGGATAATCTTCTGAAACTAAGTTTCCTCCGCCCATCAAATCTGGAACAACTTTTCTTGGAGCATAGGAAACATAGTCATCATCATTTCTTACTCGGTCATCTGTAAATCCTGGAGCTCCTTCGATTCTATAATCAGAACCCACAAATTCGACAGGCTCTATGTCTATATCATCATCATTTTTCTTCATAAAAACACTAGGCAAACGAGTGTGTGGCATCAGAAGTTGATAAGACAATGTATATAATTTAGTAAGGATTCTCATTTAATCTCTCCGTTGAACCAATAATAATACTTTCCAGTAGAGCCAATCAACGGTTTAGACCCACTACCCCCTACTTGAGAATTATCAATTTCACCTGGAGGATTAGCTAAATTATATGAAGCAGCGTGCCAACTAACCAGTTTATACCAAGAAGAATGGGGTATATCAACTTTAGTCATCTTAATCGGAGTTAAAAACTTTGCTGGAACAGGATCACCTCTATCTTCATAGTTTTTAACAAGACTCAATCTTAGCTTTTCTTGGCGCCGCTGGGTAGGTGTTCCAACTTCTGAAAAATCGGGGCCTTGAAAGTCGTTCCAGAACGCATCAAATTTTGCCTGTAAAACATCAAGACTATCACCCTCCTCAGCAGGCGGTATTGCAAATGACTTGAGGCTCTTCGACGATAAAAGCAACGGGGGCCGAGAAAATTTAGGAGGAAGTCCGGAGAAAGCCCGAGCCTCTTCTTCTGGCGTAATTTTACGGCCACTTTTCGTATAGAATTGTAAAGCCAGACCAACTATCCCTATTTTATTGACCTTATCAGACTCTTTTACTATAACCTTTTCTGTCACAAGAGGACTGTCGCTTTGCGGTACAGCATTTTTAGTAGTTCCCGCTACACTCTTGGCTGCATCGTCTCGGGAAATTGTTTTTTGTTTTTTAATCGTGTTTCCATTTTCATCTGTGGTTTCTTCAGATTGTTGTGTTATTGCCTCGTCGGCTGCTGTTGCACTTAATCCCCTCCCCTTAGACAAGCCTTCTGATAACACTGCCGACTTCTTGTTAAATGCCTCTTCTGCGCCTCCGGCTACTCCCGTTAGACATTCGGCTGCATTCTTGAATCCAGCAAAAGCTCCTGCAAGAGCATCTGCCGGCAAACTTAAAATATCAACACCCAATGAAGAAAGGTCAATGGCCCCAGACCTGACAGCTTCCAACGCAGCCTCTAAATCATTAAATTGCCCAACCGCAGAATCCCATGCGGCCGCCGCCTGGTCTTTTATTTGGTTTTCTAAATCAAGAGCAACTTTCCCAAGAGCCTTTGCTGCTTTGTCAGCCGCACTACTAACCCCGCTTGCAAACTCTTTCGTCGTGTCACCAGCCGAAGGAGGATTTTTTAATCTCTCGACCAAATCACCTACCTTTTCAAGAGCGTCGTCTGCGATTTCTCCCAACTGTTCAAGGTCAGGCAACTCAGGAAATATAATTCCAGGAAGACTTGGGCACACCGGTTCACTGGGCATTGCAGCAACCACGGCCGAAGGATCAACTGCATTTTGTTCTGGAAACAAACCCACACCAGTAGTAACAGCCGCGAGTGCGTTTCCTGCTGCATCGGCCACATCACCTAAGCCTTTAACCACATCCACAGCAAGTTCAGTAGCGCCCGCAGAAAGGTCATTTAACGCTTGTTCAACAGTTTGTTCTGCCTCAGCCATTATATGCCCCTGTATTAATAGTCCCTAGAATAACTCTGTCTTGTGCATCTTCACCGTCTCGAAAAAATCCAAAAACCCAGGTTCCTTCTTTTGGAGAGTGAACTTCTCCCTGCGAACTATTCAAAGGAAGCATAGGATAAGCCCAAGGAAGATGCTCAGTTGGAACCTCAGCCCTGGATTCATTATCAAAACCATAGACCCGAACACGCATTCTTCCAATCCCGAGAGGATCCATTCGGTCTTCGACAACACCTTCAAACCAAATAAACCCACTTCTTCCCATTCCAGATTTCATTATAGTTCAGGCTCCGGTATTATCTTTAGAGCTTCGTCTGGAACATTAGACGAAATCCAACGATAAAGTTGCTTCTGAATTTCTTTCTCTTTAAAAAATCGTTTACCTTCTCTTTTGAGTGTAACATAAGTAAAATCTTTGACTATGATACCTCCAGTCGTTGGGTTTTTAATTGGTTTTCCATTACTAACAAAAGGAACGGTATTTTCTTTATTGTTTAAAATAACATGAACTCCGCCATTAACACCTCTAGGAATTTTACCCTTGAGGATGTGGCTCATGGTTGTTGCTGCGCCAACATGTGTCGTCAGCATAATATCAGCAGGAACAATTCTCTCTCGGTCTAAATTTCTTTCAATTGCAACTGAATATTTTGTCAAGACCCATGCCAAATGAATATTTTTTGGCTGATAACCAACAGCCTCTAATTCAGGCAAAATATTAGAAATATCAGACACATCCTTTCCCGTAATATCAAAAAGGATATTCGGCAATGTAGCCCTGTTTTTTGCATTCATTAAAAGATTCATTAAAGTCTTATCTTTGATTCCTAAATCTTTTATAATCGAATGCATTTTTCCTACATCTTCGGATTTCCTAAGATTCAAACCACCTGCGCCCGTCCGGACGCGACCAAGTCTATCTAATGCGATAAAGGCCTTTTTCCATTCATCAACATCTCGAATCTTGAACTTTTCATTCTCCATAAAATTTGAAATAGCAAACCCTTTACCGCTGCCTGCACCACCAACTACAAACACAATCTGCCCGTATCTCTTTCCTTGGTTGTACATAATCAACTTTTCTAAGAGTTGCTGCTCATTATCAAACATTTTTGAACTATCATATTCTTTTGGTGTCAATAACATTTTTATATACCTTATGTCCAATGAGTTATTAGTTGTTCAGGTAAAGGCGTACTATATGCATCTTTCACAACATTCATCACCAAGGCATATTTGTCTTTCCCGTCGGTACCTGCATTAATCTCATGCCGAATAGAAGAAATCAAATATCTGCCTGAAAGGTATTTATCCTGCTCTCCTTCACGCCCCTTTAGTGTAGACGTTCCTACAGCAGGCAATTTAATTTCCACAACTTCTCCTGTCGCTCTGTCGCTATCTCCAGCAACAACAATAGTTAATTGTATTGCGCCCAATTGAGCCATTTGTGAAACCCTTCTTTGCAAATACGAAGTCGATGATTCTGTTCCTAAACCATAAGACGCATAATGCTCAGGCGCATTAATTACATACGAATCTGAATACGATCCTAGTCGAGTATCATTATGCAAAGTAGTTTGTTCCATACCTCCCTTTTTCGTATCTTTTTCTAAATGCGCCATAAGACCAAAAGACTTAAAATAATCAAATGTCGATGTGCCTATCGTTCTCAAAACAGGATCATGCACCAACATTTTAGAAGAATAAAACCCCTGAGTAAGATTGTTTATTACATCAGGAGTATCAATTATTACATCAGTTAAAGTATAAAATCCTGTTTTAATATCCTTGTTTTTATCCTCTTGTGCATGGATATTACTTCTACTATAAACTGCTGCAGGTTTTCTTCCAGTCGATGAATCGACCAACGCCTCAATAGACCCAAAATAAAAACCATTCTGATTTTCAAAAAACAGAAAACTTCCACCATCATTATGTGGAGCGCCTCGGGCCCATTTACATAGCCAATTAATAGCCTTAAAAGGGCTCATTGTAGGAACTACACGACTATACATACCTGTAGTAGGAACAACATTAAGTTCCTTGCCTCTGACATCTCTAATGTAATTATCGTAAATATCAACGACCATATCAGAAATCAATCTTTTATTATAAGCCTTTGAAAATTTAGTCTTTTGATTTCTAGCAAATTCAGGAGATATAAAAGAAAGAACATAAATTTGCATACCCTGTCTAACTGCTGTTTGGTTACTAACTTCTGTAACCGCGGCAACAAGTTTATAAAACTCTTTATGCCCAGATGTTTGAAATTCAATCACAATCTTTTCATTGGTAATAATAGGAGCATCCATTAAAATATTCTGTGAATCAACCAACGTTATCTCTCCACGAATATAATTCGTTTCAATATCTTCATAAATTGAAATATTTTTCCATATTTCCTTTAAATCAAAAGGATCTGTGTGCTGCGAAGACCACAGTTCTATTTTGTTTATTTCTACGTCGCCGCTGGAAAGCAGCAAATCTTCTTGATTTGTTGGTTCTGGTAATGCTTCTGCTGGGCTGGTCATTATTTACTCACCAATATTGATAAGAGATTCAAACTCGTCTATAAATTCATTTAAATATTCTTTCCGCAAAAGATAGATAATTCTTTTATTTTCATTTTGTTCGGCTTCATAATCATAATTAGAAACAATCTTTTTTGTGCTGATTGTCCCCACAGAAGTATTGACATATTGGTCTTGACTAATCCAAACATTTTCAGCCAACTGTGTCGTGCCAGACGAATCATATGCATCCAATTCAAAATGATTAATCCCAGTCTTTATTGAAATAGTCTCATTACTATCCCATGTAAACGGAAGATATGTATTAGAGTTCATTTCTGTGCTGAAATAAAAATGACTATGTGAATCTGTGGCATCAGGATCTATTCTTTCTGATTTGGCTATTATCTTGGCAGAAAAAGTATATGGCACTTTAGAATAATTTGCCGGTGCATCAAACGAAAGAGAATAAGTCCAAGCATCGGCCGTAAGTCCTCCCTGTGGAAGATGCAAAAAAGCCTCAGTAAGAACTGCCTCTTTGGTCGAAGGATCATAGGTAGAGATAATTCTTGTGTTTCCTGTAATGCCTGTAGTTCCAGTTCCCTCTCCTGTTATTGTGATTGTTCCGCCCAAATAAAGCCCGGCTAACGTTGTGGCTGTATTTGCCTGCAATATAACTCGGTCAGTTGCAGTATTTTCTTCAAGAGTTCCATCATGAGTCGAAGTAACAGTCTTGTCATACCAATCTTCAGGAACAAAAATACGAATTACATCACCAACATCAATATTTGAACTCCAAGGGCTTGCTCCTTTAGAGCCTTTGATGCGTATTCCTGTCGAATGACCAGCAGGAATTGTTCCTGACCGAAGGGTAGAATCATAATATGTTGTGCCTGTTCCTGCCCCAAATCTCTTTTGATAATTCCACCATTCAGGAGCAATCTCGGCAGTTGCACCATCAAGAGTTTGTGTCACTCCTTGAGACCTTTCTAGGCTTCCATATTTTTCCTTTATATACGATTCAAAATTAAAATCGTTCAAAGTAAAATCATAAGTATGGTCGAGAATATTATTCATTAATAAAACAATCCAATGATACTTGGCCGATCCATAATACTTATCTGCAATAATCTCGGCCGTGTCACCATCTTGCATTGGATAATTATAAAATATGGCACCATCGAGCAATGTTGCCGTCCTAGTCTTAACTCTCCTAAGAATATCAACAGCAGCTTTTTCGGTACCATCTCCGTCTACATCATATGTGAGTAACGGAATCAATTGAAAATAATCTTTAGGCATATCTTAGAATCCTTGGTCAACCTTCTTCTTGTGCAGAATGTCTATTTCAGTAAAGGTTAAGTTTAGATTAGTCTCTACTGGATAATCATCATAAAATGTACTATTCACACCAGCACCAGAATGGTCGACTTGAATATTCGACAAACAAGACCTAGAAATTCTATGAGTCTGGGCTTCATTAAACATGGTAATATCAAATATATTTGGATATGCAAAGAATCTTCCATATCGCCCATCAATTAAACCAGGAGTCCCTGCATATTTAAACATCTTGACTATTTGGCGAATCTGTTCGGCTTCTTGGCTATTTCTAGGAGCGAGTTTAAAATCAAATGTAAACGTTCGGAAATCGACATTTGAAAAAAACATTTCCAAATGCGGGTTAAGAGCTTTGCCCTTTGCTCTCAAGGTAACTTTTTCTAAATGTTCATTCTGTCCTAACTGTTTGCCTACAAACCCCGAAAATACTCCCTGTAAAATATCGGGAGCTTGCTCTATTAAAGATGTCAAAGATTGATTAGACTGGCCACCTGCCAGCGACTTTATCTGATTCATCACGGTACTACCTATAGTACCTCCTCCGGCCATCAATCCGGCACCCAACTGCCCTACTTCTGCCTGCGCCCAATTTAATTTGAGGGTATCTTGTCGAGAATGAGGTGCATATAACATGATGCTCGCCAATTCTTTTGTCGTGCTTTTACCAGCACCAAGTGCTCCCCCAATAATTGCCTTTCCAACACCACCCAAAGCAGGAGGCAAATCATTCAAAAATTCGTTGACGACAGAACTAACTGCATTCAAAGGGGCTGCAATAGCCGCTGTTACCAACGCGGTTGTTGCCTTTTCTGCTACATTGCTTACCAAATCTCCTAATCCTGGGCGCCCACCTCCAGCAACTTTTCCTAGAATGCCTCCCGAAGTTGTAATTCCAGGAAATCCCCGAGAAGGCTCCATGTCACTAACAGGCACCCCTTTTAACTCTTTAACATCAAATCGAACCCAATGATTTTCTGAGGCCGATTCAAGATCCAATGGATATTGCAAAAATGTATGCTTGTATTTATTGCTATATAAACCCGTCAAAGGTCCAGGCTCTGAACTAGTCCCTTTGCTAGGATCATATCCGAAATTATATTCACCAAGAATTGAAGATGTTGTAGTGGGGCTTGTTGGTTCCTGACCCATAAAAATATTCCTCTATTATACAAAAAACAATCACAACTATTTATACATATTACCATGAGTTATAGAGGCAAATGGCGTCCAAAAAATAGAGATAAATACGACGGCGATCCTACAAAGATTGTTTATCGTTCTTTATGGGAACGACAAACATTCAAATGGTGTGACAATAATCCAAACATTAAGGCCTGGTCTAGCGAATCTGTAGTCGTGCCTTACAAATCCGCATCAGACGGAAAATATCATCGCTATTTCGTCGACCTTAAAATTACATATAATGACAACAAAACAGTTTTGGTCGAAATCAAACCCAAACGCCAAACCAAACCTCCAAAAAAGAAAAGTAATCGACGAACTCGAAGATACATCACAGAAGTCATGACCTATGGTACCAATATATCAAAGTGGGAATATGCAGAAAACTATGCAAAAGACAGAGGTTGGGAATTTCAAATATGGACAGAAGATACTCTAAAGGAAAAGGGTATAAAAATACTAAAACAGGATAAATACTCATATGGCAAGAATGGTTTTTCAAAAGCTCCTAGAAGAAGGCGAAGCAAGAGGAACTCTTCCTAGATCCTCGCGAAAAGCTGTAAAATGGTATCATAAAAAGGCCAGACGAACAAGAACTACTCCACGACAAATATGGAAAGAAGAAAGGCTTAAACGAACTTCCTTACGAAAACGTCTTCTTGGAAACATGTATTATTTCTTTTATGACGCAGAAGGAAAAGACAGCCTTCCTTACTGGGATGCTTTTCCTATTGTCATTCCAATCGAGCTTACTACAGGCGGGTTTTTAGGGCTCAATTTTCATTACCTAGATTGGCGATTACGAGCCATTCTTATGGACAGATTATATGACCTGACAAGAGAAACTGACGATCCTTCAGACCAGTCAGAACAATCACAAGAAGGCAAACTAGACCTCAGAAAAATTAACTATGAACGGCTATCTGCCTTTGCTAGGTATAAATACTTTAAACCATGCTTGAAACACTATAAATTTTCAAACATGAGGTCAAGGTTGATTCAAGTAGATATGGACGAATGGGACATTGCTCTATTTTTACCATTAGAAAAATTTAGGAAAGCAAGAAAAACAGAAATTTGGGAAGACAGTCGAAATATTATCGCAGACAAACGACTGAAAGGCATGAAATAAATGGCATTTAATATAAACGGATTTAAGGGAGAAATGAACAAGCAAGGCGGACTAGCCGAACCTAATAAATTCCGTATGCTCATTACTGGGGGTGTTCTAAAAAACAGCAAAGCAAAGGCCTTGGCCTTTCTTATCAATCAGGCAGTTCTTCCGGGAAGGTCTTTCGTCACTAACGAAATCAGAACACACGGACCAATCCGTAAGGCTCCGTATAATACAATGTATGATGACCTACAAATAAGCACCCTTTGCACTAATAATGGCATGTTCCCCCTAGATTTATTTCGCGACTGGCAAAATCAAATTATCAATCCTCTTACAGGAAAAGTAAACTATTTTGACACATATGTATCAGATATTGATATAGAACAATATGACCCCCAAGGAAAGGTAATTTATGCATGTAAATTTATAGACGCATATCCTATGATAGTAGCCCCTCTTGCCCTAGACTGGCAAGCCACCAACGCATTCCACAACCTACAAGTAACATTTGCATATCGTAAATGGCACCAACAAGACCTACCAATGCTTCCATTTGGAAATAATTTAGCAATTAATTCATTATATCCAAACTTTGATATTGGGGGGGCGTTAGACGATTTTGGAGTTGCTGTACTGAACAAAGCTGATGGGCAAATAATGAGCGGCGTGAAAAAAACAGGGCAATTTCTTGGTAACTTAATTTAACATGTAAATAATGGAGATAAAAAATTATGGCACTACCTAAGATTGACGTACCTACTTTTGAAATGACAATTCCTTCAACAAACAAAAAGGTTAAATATCGACCGTTTTTAGTAAAAGAAGAAAAAGTTTTGTTAATGGCCCTTGAAGGCAAAGACCGAAAAGAAATGGCCAATGCCCTAAGGCAAATCATTAACAACTGTTGCATGGATGATATTAATGTTGACGAACTCGCGCCCTTTGACCTTGAATATTTTTTCTTGCAATTAAGAGCAAAATCAATTGGCGAATCATTGACTCTAACTTATTCCTGCCAAAGCAAAAAAGGAAAAAAGAATTGTGAAAATGCAATTGACTTCACGGTTGATGTAGATAAAATAAAGGTTACAAAAAATCCAGACCACACAAAACAGGTTGGCATAACAGACAAAATTGGCATCATAATGAAATATCCCGAACTTGAAGATATAATGGAAGGAGAGATAAAAGAAATAGACGACAATGATGTCGATGAAGTATTGAATTTAGTAATAGCCTGCATGGAATCCATTTACGACGAAAATGCTGTATACAAAATGAAGGACACAGATAAAGAAGAAACAAAGAAATTTTTAGAAGATTTAACACAAAGCCAATTTTTGGAAATTAAGAAATTCTTTGATACTATGCCAAAAGTGAAATATGAAACAACCCTTGTTTGTAATAAATGTGAAGGAAAAAATAAAGTAGAAATCGAAGGAATGCAGAATTTTTTTGGATAGGGCTCAGTCATGAAACGCTAGTTAATTATTACAGAACCACCTTTGCAATGATGAAACATCATAATTACAGCTTGACTGAGCTTGAAGAAATGATTCCATGGGAAAGAGAAATTTATGTCACATTATTGTTAGAATGGATTGAGCAAGAAAATGAACGAATAGAACAAGAAAACAGACAACTGAACAAAATAAAGAGATAAAAACCAATGCCCCTTCCAACACCAACAAATGGCCAATCTGACCCTGCCGGTAGATCATTTATCGGAGGCCTCAAAGGCATAACCGCTTCAGCAGGCACAGGTTTAGCAGAAAGGGTCGGTGAAGATGTATCTAAACACTCGCCGGCTGGAGCCAAAGCCGTAGAAGGCATTGGCAAATTATTTGGAAAGAAACCTAAAAAGGCCACAGACGAAGAAATAGTAGAAAATACCTCACCTCTTCAAAATATACAAAGCATTCTATTAGAAATCCGCGATGCTGTTTTTGATATAGCAAATAAAATTGTAGGGCAAGTCAAGGCCCCCAAAGGAGGAGCAGAGGGCGGTGAACATGTCACCGGAGAAAAGGATTTTTATAAGGGCGGCCAGTTCATGGGCTTCAGGAAAGGGCGCGACTATGACGCCGCCAGTAACTTAAAAGAACTTGAGAAAGAACGAGAAGGAAAAAGAGCGGCAAAAAAGACAAAGGCTCCAACTTCTGTCGGTCAAATAAAAGATTCCATAAAAGGCGAAGATAAAGGAGGAGCTGGAGGTATGATGATGGGTCTCATCGGGCCCGGCAGATTAATTGCAGGAATAGGTAAAGGCATAGGAAAAGCAATTCAAGGATTTTTGACAGGCATTGCAAAAGGCATTGGAGCATTTGGCAATACAAAAGTCTTCAAAGGCATTCTTGCTATGGCATTACTAGGTGTTTCGCTCATACCATTTGCATTTGGACTAAAACAATTTACTGAGATTGATTGGAAACAAGTCGCTCTTGGGGGTGTCGCGCTAATAGGATTTAGTGTTGTTGCTCTTGTTATGGGTAAGATGGCAGGAAGTATGATAATGGGTGCCGTGGCAATAGGCTTATTGGGTGTTGCTCTTATACCATTTGCCTTTGCGGTGCAAATGTTCACAGGATTAGAATGGGGCACCTTCTTTATTGCAATAGCAGCATTATCAGCATTTGCTGTAGTCGCAGGGCTAATGGGACTTGCTACTCCCTTTATACTCCTAGGCGCCCTAGGTATTGGCGCATTGGGTGTTGCGCTAATTCCCTTCGCATATGCAATGAATTTATTCAGCGATGCCGCAGTACCCTTTGGTGAAGGATTTAAACTAATGGCTGAAGGTGTTGAAACAATGGTCGGTTCAGTGGGTGATATGCTCACTTCTATTATAGATAAATTTATTGAACTTGCAAACGCACCAGCCGGAGGATTATTGAGCGCAGCTGGAGGAATCCTCGCAGTAACAGCAGCCTTAGCAGGATTTCTTGCACTTGAAGTTGGAGGAAGCGTAATATCCGGCATTGGAAATATTGCTGGATCTGCACTGGATGCCATTTCCGGACTTTACGGAGGAGAGCCTGCAAAATCACCATTAGACATGCTTGCTCAAATAACTGGATTAGGAGCAGCAGGCGGTGAAGGCCTTGCGGCTGCTGGCATGGGTATTAAAAATATTACACAAGGCCTTGAAGACTTTGCGGCGCTAGACGTAAGCGAAAACACCATGAAAATGTTAAAGGTGGCTAGCGAAACTATTCTTTCTAATACCGGAGAAGTATTACAAAATGCACAACTAGACACAGCAGGAAGAAATGCAGGTTCCCAAGGAGGAGCCATTGTTGTTAATACCGGAGGGAATTCAACCACCTCATCTAGTTCAAGCCAAACAACTGCTATGAGTACCCGTTCTTCTCCAAGAGGACCAGGAATGCCTAGAACATCATCAATAGAAAAACATGGCGGCTCGGCTGGCTACCAACCTTCATAAAAAAATGGGGAGGAGAGAATTTCTTCCCTCCTCCCCGGTTTAAAGACCTACAGGGAAATCCCGTAAGTCTATGCGCTATGCCTCATCGGCTAGCTTACTGAAGTATGAAAGACTTTCATCCTCTACTTCAGGTTCGGCCTCAGCGGTCGGCATCGAATGTGCATCAATCGACTGTCGCAGGGGCGCGGGGGAATCAAAATCTGAAGGAAGATCCTCGTTACCGGGGGAGTTCAGTTCAAGAACCTTATCCATACGAACCTTTAACTCGTCATAAGACTTAAAGTTCTTAGGCTCAAGAAATTCTTGCAGAGAATATTCCTGATTCCAAATCTTTTCCATCTCACCATCATCTTCTAGTAACGGAGCAGGAGTAGAAAATTCTGACTTATCATAATTTCGGAATCCTGTGAGCTGTCGGGCCCGCAACTTGAAGTTTGTACCTTCCCAAAGGTCAAAAGGGTTCACGGCAGTTTCATCATCAAACTCAGGATTCATAATATCATTGACCTTATCAAAAATCTTCTTACCAAACTTAAACAAGAAAACCTTTCCATTATTTTCAGGATTTGCCTTATCGTCAATAACATAGATATTAGCATAATGAGACAGGCGGCGCTTCTGCTTTCGTGCAATATTCTTGTTTGACTCGACACCAGAATTCCACAACTTTGAATTATGTTCTGAAACCGGATCCTTCTTTCCAAGAGTCGTCAAAGAATTCTCAATATACCAACCACCGGGGCCCTGAAAACCATGATCCCAAATTCGGATCCACGGAATATCTTCTCCCTCTGGTGCAGGAAGAAAACGAATAACCGCAGAACCATTTCCGGCCTTATCAACAGTTAGCTTCCAAAGGCGTTCGTCCGCTCCATTGCCGTTATTACGCTTGTTAGTAGTGTGTAACTTCTCAATCTCGTCTACTAGATTGGAAAAATTGCTCTTTCTGGACTTCTTTAAATTTGTAAATGACATGTAATTTATACCTCATTTTATGTTTCGTCGTATTGGGTTATCGTATTGTAACTATGCACATTTTACACAGTATCAATAATATATAGCACGATTTATTCACTATCACCAAACTTTTTTTCAACAGTCCCTATAAGGGAAGTTATCATTTCGGTATATTCCCTCATCATCTTATGGGCCAATTCAATTTCAGTTGTTGCCTTGGCAATTAACTTCTTCAATTCTTTATTTTCTTTTCTCAATTGAGCATTATCTTTCCAGGCTAATCGAACATTTTCTAACATTCTTCATAATCTCCCCTTCTTGGTGCATACACCTTCTTTAATGCCTGGCGAAATTTCACATTAATTGCTTCTGAATCAAATGTCACAAAGGGACGATACCTTTGGCATGAAAGATATATGTCGGGCCAAATAATAGTGTCGTCAATTTCTTTATTCCATCGCTCAAAACACTCCATAAGTATATCAAATGCTATCAAAGTTTCAATAGCTATTACAGAATTGGTATACAAATTTAATAGGGTTGGATGCTGACCGCCGTTACATATAAACAGAGACGAAAGGTCTCCTTCCGGATGTGCTTCTTCAACTTTGGCTACGTCTTGCAAAAGATTATATGTCAACGACTCTTGATAGGCCTTCCAGTTGGCATATATTTCTTCGGCCCGGGCGCCGACCAATTCACGAATCCATGTCTTAGGATTCTCGCGCAAATTACAGGCAAAATAATTCCGCAAGTCTTCAGGTTTCCCATCAAACTTGCGAGCCAACTTTTCATAAAAGAACCTATCTTTTCGAGTATGGAAAATAGATTCGTTCAACCGAATCTTTCCATTATACTTAAAGTAATCGTATGAATTGTCCGAAAAATGTTGCTTGACTGCAAGATAAGTCTGATATGCCTCAATCGCTTTCATCGAATGTGGCTCCATATACATAATTTATTCTATTCAAAATAGCATCACCAAATCGGTCAATGCCGCGGTATTTCAACACTTCTGGGCTAGTGTTCAAAATTGAATCATGCAGACCAGTAGACAATTCCCGACCTTGAAGAATCATACCCAGGCTATTCAAATAAGTTCTGATGGTAAAAAGAATATCTCCAGTCCGAAGCCTCGTCATTGTCTGCCGTTCAACCCGAACAAAAATCTTATGCAAGTCAGTCTCGATAGAAGATTTTCTAACATGGCTGGGTTGATGTAATTCCATGTCATCAGTCAACGTCCAATTAAATCGTTCAACTGGCTTATTTGTTTCCAAAGCATCCAGTTTTGCAGTAATCACTTCATTTATATCAGGGGTAAGTTGAGGAACAGGACCATGAATAATATTCAAAGGCTTGCCCATCTTTTCTTTGAGTGACCAATAAGAAGGAAAACAAACAGCAGCAGCCCGAAGATTCCAACCATCATCTCTACGACGAAGAATGCACAAGTCTTCTTGGACTATGCGTGCCAATTCTTCTAAGCCATATTTGTTTCCATTAAGCCTCCATATATCAAAAAAAGGGCCACCAAAAAAATTACGATACTTGTGCGTAATTGTGTCCGGTGTTTCTTTACGTTCTATTTCCTCAAAATAAGCATCGGAACTAAGACATTTCTGTATACGCATCCAATCCTTCCAATTAGGATTTTTAACACCACGACCAAACCTATGTTCAATATCCACAATAGAAATATAATTCCACGATGCTAATTCGCGATGAGTTTTAACAACCTTTTTCTTATTGATGTCTTGGTATACCATATCTCGGCAATTATCAAAAAGCCAATGTTTTTTATTCATGTAATAAGGCCAGAACTTGTCAATGTCAAAAATAACATCTTCGGGCCCATCGTCATAAGTTAAGTCAATAGGTTTCATGCCAACGTCAAGCTGCCCCTTACCATCTCGATAGGGGGCATACTTCGGGACATCAAGAGAAGAGAATGGCTTATCATCTCTTCCGCGCAGGTCACGCAAACTATGATTTGTTGTCATATGGGGAGTTTAGCAGACCTTTGCATCAAATTCAAGTCTTGCGCCTCAGCTTCTAATTTTTCTTTGATGTTTTTATTTACCAACTTGGCTGCTATTTCAATTTCTAATCCCAATGCAACCGAACACATAATAATCGCATCCATATAAGGCATTGGTTTATCGGTTACTAAATTTTCAACCCGTTTAGAAAAATATTTCTTATTTAATAGGTCATCCATGATTATTACCTATAAAAAATATGGTTATCAATTTTGGCCACCCTTGTTTTTTTACTTGCCCACCAAGGGTTTACATAATCTGCATGATAAAATTGGACACCAGAATCGTCCAAAAAAACTGAAACTGCATCATGGTTATACAAAATCTCTTCGGCGGCCTGTAGTGATTCGTCCCACACAGGATCATTTTTAACTGGATCGTTCGATTTTCCGTCCCAATACCAAGAAAATTGTTTGTATTGTTTAATAACACCACACACAGAATTAGGATATTTTTTGTTCTGAACTCGATTCATTACAACCACACCTACAGCCAACTTACCCTCATAAGACTGATTACCAGCTTCAAAATAAATTGTCTTCGCCATACATTCATACTCACCGGCAACAACATCAATCTTGAGAGGCTGTATAGGCATAACCTTTTTTACATCGACAAAATTTTGCGAATCGAAAGATTTCCTATAAGGTTTAGGCGAACTAAACATGTAATGAAAATGACTATGAAGGATAGTCTTATTTGAGGCACCAACAAACCATCCTGCTCCATATCCGACAACAACCCCTAGCAAAGATCCTACAGCATATATGCCTAACGTCGAAATTTTGTTCATGTCATTATCCATTTAATTATAATTGAAATAGCCATAATTCCAAACAAAACCCTAATCATAGTATCTTGGAACACTTTCTTTATAATTTCAATAGCCGATGTTAAATTCATCAATTGCTCTCTTTAATGTCGGTAACCATTTACTAACCTTCTCTGTAAAAATTTGAGGTTTGTTATTATCTACCATAACTGCCACTACAATATCTTTAATTGCAATATCAGTTCTCTCAAAATACATGGCGGCATACGCAGAACATTGCATAAAATAATCATTAACCCATTCTAACCTTTTAGGTTTGCTTGATGTTTTAAAATCAATAACAGCAGGAACACCATTCCACTCGGCAATGCAATCAACGCGCCCCGCCACGCCCAAATAATCCGAATACAACATAGCTTCTTGGGTATGAATGTTATTCAAATTTTCGTCCAAAATAGGCTTCAAAGAATTAAACATCTGCAAAGAATCTGGCATGGCTCCATTTGAATAATCTTCCTCATTATTCAAATAATCCTCACACATTTTATGAACAGCAGTTCCTCGCCGAGCAGCACGACCGGAAATCTTGGTCGCCTCTTCATGCCCGACTCTCTTCCTCCATTGTTGTAAACCTTTTCGTTTTTCGGGGTTAGCCGAAAGAACAGAGGTAATAGACGGATATTTGTTTCCATTTTCTGTCAAATAGAAACGAGTCCCATTTTCGTGGGTAATTTTCAATTCAAAATTGGGAATTTCAATAGAAGCATTATGAATAAACATTACTAAAGTCCGCGCTTCCTCCGGCCTTGCGAGAGTTTTTTATGTAACTCGCTGCGAGGATTATTATCACTAATCTTTGTCAACACATCGTTAAATTCGCTACTTGGTTTTGTAATACCAAGCCTAACCGAATCGCCAATATTTATTGCCAAAAAAACCAACTCGACTCGCCTAGAACCACAATTAGGACAAGGCTTTTTTGTGGGAATCAAACGGTTATCTACTTTTATAATTTCATCGAAAAAAGTTTCACATTTCTTACACTCATAATCGTAGAGTGGCATAGTTACACGCTTGAATATCCATCTGATAAAAGTTTTGAAATACTCGTATAAACTTCATTAGCAGTTTTTCGCAAATCATTTCCAAATACAGTTTTTCGATACTGAAAAGAATTTTCACGAATCATATGGTCTACAATTGCGCTACCAATTAGTCCTGCGTCCAAAGCCTCATAGCAAGATTGTTCTAGATCTGTCTGCAATGTTTTTATTGCTGGCATCTAACTAAATCAAGGGAACAAGTGCAATGAAAAGATTTCTTTCTTCGACACCAGCAAAAAATGCCTTAATAGCCTCAATCTTCGTGGTATACTGAGATACATCAAACTCACAAGGCACTTTTACATCCGGAGAAGAAATTATGCTAAAGGCCCTATCAATTGCCTTTACCTTATTCGTGGAAGAAAATACTTCCCGAACATCACCCAAGTCTCCTACAGGAAAAGAAAGGTCGACATGCCAAATCATAGTATTGACATCATTAGTTTCATCGCCTAATGCGTCCCACAAACTTACAGTTTCTTCTTCAGAATTTTTCCCATCATCAGGAATTTTTCCCTCAGGAGCAGTAACAAATTCTACTACCTCATCCGGAGAATCGTCAATATCCTCAATATTTACTTCGCCCACCGTTATATCTCCTTTTTATGATCATTGATAACTTTAGAATATCCATCTTTTGCCCACCCTGCACCCTGGAGTGCAAAATTGGTTACACTCATTAACTTATTTAGCGCATTTCTGCGGCCGCACTCTGGGCATTTTCGTTTTTGTTTTTCTTTAATGCCTTGAATTGCCTCAAATGTATGCTGGCAATATTTACATTCATATTCATAGATTGGCATTCTTACCTTTCTTTTTAGTCTTTTTCCCCGAATTCGGCTTTGCTGTTTTAGCCTTGAATTTATTTTTCTTTTTCTGGTGAAGCCAGTTGGTAAACTTTTCTGAAGTTACCTTTCCAGAGTTAGACAAAACCTCTAAGGCCTCATCAATACTTATAAGCCCGCGCTTAATTTTTTCGCGCATTCCTTTAGGATTCTTAGGCTGCTTATACTTCTCAGCTCGGGCTTTCGCTTCGGCGTGGCGGCGCGCCTTTTCTTCTAATCTTCCCACAGTTTGTCTCCCACAGTTTGTCTTGATGGTGGTAAAAAAATCTTCTACTGTATTATATATAACAAAAAGACTATAGGAGAAAGGAATTGAACCTTTCCAGCGAACCGGCGTTCTTTTGGATGCCAACATAAAGGGAATCGAACCCACCCAACTTTCCAAGTTACACACGAATCGAACGTGCTACTGCCATTTATCCTATACTCTCTTGTTTGAATTGGTGGGCCCCCTCGGATTTGAACCGATGACATCCTCGTTACAAATGAAGTACTCTAACCATCTGATCTAAGTCGGCAATAAAAAATGGTGGAGAGCAGACCGGGACTCGAACCCGGAACCTAGACATTAAAAGTGTCCCGTTCTACCAATTGAACTATCTGCCCAAACCATGATAACGCAAACGTTTCTTAGATCCTTTACCCTTATTCAAAGCCTTCCATGTAGATGTCAATGAATGGCAGTTCGGACAAAGCAATCTTAGATTTTGTTCGCGATTGTTTTCTGAATCTCCGTCCATATGGTCAATCTCTAATGGAGTCTTGCCTGTGGTTGGATTGATTTCTCCCCAACCACATTTAACACACTCAGATTGATACTTCTCATGAAGATAGCGACGAACATGTGCGCTCATCGCCGCGCCGGCCGATTTCGTTCCGACACGAATCCCCTCCTTCCACTCCCTAATGTATATATTATGTTGGGATCTTTGTTGACATTTGTTGTTACAAAATACCTTTTTGTGGGCAGGGGAAAACGTGATTTCCGAATCGCAGGATTTACAATTTCCTTTCATCTTAAACCTCCTGACAGTAGTTCACCTGGTTTAAGATATTTATAAGATTTGAGATTTTTATTTAAAAAATGGAGCATGAGGTGGGAGTCGAACCCACACCCTCGCGATGGTAACGCGATGCTTTACCAGATTGAGCTAGGGGCCCACAAAACTATCAACAATTACCACCAAGACATTCAATAAAAACACTACAAGCAATAACAACCCCAAAAAGAAATATCCAACCAAGGGCGGCTATTCCGGCTACAGAAACCAAACTTCCAAAAAATTTTCGGGCGCTCTTACTAAAGGGTATCATAATTACTAATCCAACACACATAAAAAATATAATTCCAGCCACATCTTTCTCCTTGCTCCTGAGCGTCCGTCATCAGGGCAATCATTCCTTAGATATAGAAAAAGGAGGGCAACAAAAGTCACCCTCCCCCTCAAAAGGCAGCGTAAAAATTACGCTGTTGCAGCATCGGCCGCCTCTTCGGTGGCCACCGAAGTCTCCGTTGCCGGAGCCGGGACCGCAGGCACATCCGCTACGCGGAAACCAACGACCTTGCGACCATCCTTGATGGCCTCAACCGGGACGCCAGCCTTGTTCTTGACCTCCCAGATATAGGTCGAGATGCGATAAAACGACACATCTGACCCCAACTTGGCAGCAAGGTCTTCCTTGCTCACCGACTCCGGAGACGCATCCCGGAGCACTTCCAGAACCTTCTCAAATTGCTTGGCCTTCGCCATTTGTTCATTACCTCACTTTTGGTAATATACTATGCAGGAACTCCCCGCAAGTAGATTTACCATATTAAACAGATCATACCCCATGCAGGAGGTCATGTCAACCCCAAACTGAAGATTTTTTCCCGGGCACAGGGCGATCCTCTCTTACCAATAAATTCATATATAGATCATAATACACAACCCGGAAAAGTCAAGGGATCAGACAAAAAAACTTGCTCTCCAAGTGCTTGATTTTAAAAGGGTTTTTAAAAATCCACATCTTTTTTCTAAGTGTTTGATTTTAAAGAGCTTTTGACGCGGCGGAGGATGCTCTCTCCGGGCTTTTCTTGTCCTATACTAGACACAGACTATGTAGACCCCAATAAGCCGTTAGAAGCCTTCTGAGAACGGCTCCCTAGCCTCGTCTCCTCCTTCTTGACAGAGCAGTCCTGACAGCCCCACAGCGGAGCCTCAGCCGAAAGGAGCCTATCATACCCAGAATCAAGAGCCACCCTCCGAACATTGCCCGAAGGCTTGCCACAAAAATCACAAACAAATTCTTCCAACGCTTCTTCCAAATATTCCCGATGATTATTACGAGAACCTCCACGCGGCGCCCGTCGGTCTTTCATGTATCCGGCAGTCCGGAGACACGCACCCATGGCATTATAATCGCGAGCTTTAGGAATGTTCGACACAATTATCCCCTTCATGAAATCCACACTTCGGGCAAATATTATTCATAACGCCCGCAGAACAAATATCAAGGTCACCATCTTCGGTAACAAACCGAGAAAGTAATCCTTCCTTTACCATAATTTCCAAAGTGGCGTCCATTCCAGTTCCAACGCCTTCATTATGTCCCCGGTTATAACTAAAACCAGAAGCTATTAAAACCATACTAGACAAAACAAACTCTAATACAGTAAAGTCCATAAATTCTCCCATATTAGTATTTATGAAATATGGTAAGTAAAATCATCAAACCCTTCGGATACCGTCGGGCGCTCATAACCTACTTGATGCATCTTCTCTAACTCTTTTTCCCATACAATTGCACATTTGGTATAATCAGAAAAAAAATCAAGGAAAATAGACCTGTCCTTTCGAGTCAAAAAATTATCACCAGTTAATATAATGGAAGGCCCCCGCGCCCCATTTTCGACCGACAATTTAATTTGTTTGAATAATTTCCGTTTTTGAATTTTTCTACCATACCAAGAAGATATATCATGGCTGTTGATAATAATATCCTCCTCGTC